TTAGTAGTTATTTTTTATATTACTTGTTGGTTGTAGTTTTTTGTTTGCTTTAATATTTTGATAAGCAATTAAAATACCATTGGTTTACAAATAAGAAACTACTTCTTTACAAAATATTACTACCAACTACATATAAACCAACCTAACAATTATAACCTATGAAAAACACAGCAACAGCAGTAGAAAGATTTAAAAAAGCTATAGAAGTTAACCGTTTTAGAATGGATGAAGAACTCGAAATGATGAACATTTTAGTTAACAAATATAACTTTTTGTCAGTTTCAGAATACGCCAGGAAAGAAAAGATTTCGCAGCCTGCAGCTTTAAAAAGATTGAAAACAGGTAAGGTGATGTTTTTAAAAATGATTAATAGAAAATTTATAATAGGATAAAATTCAAAACGATGCCAAAAGGATATTTTACACCATATACAAAAGCGCAGGAAGATTTTATAAAAGAAAACTACTTAAAACTACCGGTAAAACAAATAGCAAACAAAACCAATTCAACGTTTGGTAGAGTTTCAAGATTTTTAAGAAAAAATAATCTGGTAATTCCTGCAGAATTGGTAAAGCAAAGGCAATTGGCATCTAGAAAGCAAAAAGGCGATGTTCCATTTAATAAAGGGTTACAGCAATCTGAATATATGTCGCCAGAAGCTATAGAAAACACAAAAAAAACCAGATTTAAAAAAGGAGTACCTCCAAAGAATATTTTACCAATTGGCACAGAAGTAAAAACAAAAGAAGGGTATATTTTGGTAAAAATTGCATCACCTAACAAATGGATGTTAAAACATCGCAAAATTTATAAAGATCATCACCAGATACAATTAAAATCGACAGATAATGTTATATTTTTAGATGGTGATAATCAAAATTTTAATATTAATAATTTAAAACTAATTTCTAATGTAGAAAATATGTATAGAAATTCAAAGTTAAATTATCCAAAGCAAATAATACCAACATTACTATTAATTAATAATTTAAAAAAAGAAATTACTTATGAAAAACAATCTTGAAACGTTAAACGAAACCTTGTTTCAAACATTAACCGATTTAAAAGAAAACAAAATAGAAGTTAAAAAAGCTAAGGCAATTGTAGATATATCTAATTCAATTGTAAAAAATGTTTCTTTGCAATTATCTGCATTTAAAATGTTAGAAGGCAGTATTGAACTGCCAAAAGCAATTACTGCAGAACAAAAATCGTTTTCAAAGTATTTAACAAACGATGGCCATAAATTAAAAACCCAATTTGCTAAATCTTTGGGCTATAAAGATGTAGTTGATGCAATTGGCGTTCTTGGTTCTGTTAAATTTAATGCAATGTTTAAAGAATTAAAATAAAAACGATGCAGCAGGAAACTTCACAACAATTTCAACAAAAAATAGAAGCAAAAGTGTTGCCGTTAGCGCAAAAATTAGGAACACGCCAAGGTTTTTTTGAATATTGGTTTCAAATTTTGCCTAGGTGTAAAAGTCATAAAGCAGCATTTGATATTGTAAACCTATTGCATCACCTAATTTTTAATGAAGAAAAATATACATCATACGATTCTTTTAAAAAACAAAAAACAAGATATCTAAAAAATTTATAAAAATGAGCGATTTAAGAAGTAAAAAGGCGGCTTATGTCATAGATTTGTTTTTAAATTTAGAAAACAATACAGCCAGAAACATAGCAGAAATATCAGAATTACAGTTAGATTCTGTACATTTAATTTTAAATAAATACTTAAATTCAAAAACAATTAATGGCTAATTTAAAACTGATAGCAACCATATTTGGCACTTTTGCAATAGCATTTTTAACCTCGTTATTGCTAGAGTTGCCAATGTTTCACAATCCTGTAAGATATACTTTAGTTGTTTTGTTAATTCTCATAGAAATCTACTTTGGGTATCTTATTTTTAAATATTTAACTACATCAAGTTAAAAAGGGATTAATAGTCCCCAAAAAAACACCAAATAAATAACAATTTTACACCGCATAAAAGCGGTGTTTAATGTTATTACAAGCAATTCAACATAATAATCAATCCAGATCTGCCTTAAATTTGGTAGGTTCTAACAGTTTTTTAAACTGGATTGGCGGCGCATCTACAAAAAATGGTACGCCTGTTACAACCAATGCTGCAAAAACACTTTCTGCATTTTATAACGGAATTACAATTCTGTGTAATGACTATGCAAAATTGCCTAAATCTGTAATAATTAAAGAAGGCAATACCAGAACCAAAGATACTTCACATCCTGTTAATAGATTATTGAATAAAAGGCCAAACCAATATATGAGCGCCTTTAATTACGATGCTATTATGATGCAATGTGCAATTTTAAAAGGAAACGCATATTCAGAAATTATACGCAATAGCGTTACAGGTAAAATCGAATCCAGACAATACATCAACGAAAGTTTAACGCCAGTTACGGTTAAGAAATTTAACGACAAATTGTTTTATCATTTTGATGGTAGAGTAGTACCAGCAAAAAACATCGAACATATTATTGGTTTTTCAGAAAACGGCATTACAGGTATTGGTGTGGTGGCGTATGCTGCGAAATCTTTAGGGGTTGCATTAAGTAGCCAAGAATTTGCAGAAGAATATTATCAATCTAAAGGGGTTGGTATGGGTGTGTTAACATCATCTAAAGCCATAGATGATACTGCGAAAGGTAGGTATGCAAACGCAATAGAAAACCGTTTAAATTCATCATCAAATTACAAAGTATCTGTAATAGATGAAGCATCTTCTTTTCAACACATCAGTTTAACGCCGCAAGAATCTATGTTCCTGGAAACAAACAAACACGCCATTGGCGAAGTGGCTAGATGGTTAAATATTCCTACACACAAGCTAAAAGATACAGAAAACAGCAACTATTCTAATATGGAATCGCAGAATATAGATCATATATCTAATTCTGTATTGCCTTGGTCTATGAAATTTAGACAAGAGCAAGAAGAAAAATTGTTTTCTGCAGCAGAAATTAAAAGAGGGTATGCAGTGCATCACAACTCAAATTCTTTGTTAGAAGCAGATAAAAAAACGCAGGCAGCATTTTTATCAACGATGATTTATGCAGGTGTTTATACTAGAAATGAAGTAAGAAGTTTGCTTGATTTAAACGAAATAGAGGGTTTATCAGAGCCATTAACAGCGGTTAATATGCAAACGTTAGAGCAGATAGATGCGAATTTAAAAAAATTAAGTGATGAGTAAAATAGTTACAAGAAATGCGTATGTAAGAAATACATCTGCAGAAATGATAGAAAACCGACAAGTAGAATTTGTAATTTCTAGCGAATCTGTAGATACGTATGATAGTGTTTTTAGAATTGATGGTTGGGAATTAGATGATTATACTAGAAACCCAATTGTGTGTTATCAACACAGGTCAAATTCAGATGATCCAGATAATATAATTGGTACATCGATTTTAAGAATAGAAGGCGATCAGTTAATTGGTACGGTAACTTTTGAGGATGCAGATGTAAATCCAAAAGCAGAAAAGATTTTCAGAAAAGTACAGTCTGGCACTTTAAAAATGGCATCTATTGGTGCGCGTGTTTTAGATGCGCGTTTTGGTGATGAAAAAAAAGGAGAAAACAAAGATGTGTTGTATTTCACGCGTCAAAAATTAATGGAATGGTCTATTGTTTCTGTAGGCTCGAATCCAGATGCACACAAAAGAAATGCACAAACCATCGAAGAATTAAGAACTGCAGCTGCTAAAGAAATTACAGTAGTACCAGAAATAATTGAGAATACAAGAAGCGTATATGAAGCGCAAATGATAATTAATAATAACAAAAAGTAAGATGAAAAATTCAGTAGAATTAAAACAAGAACGTGCTTCTGTAATGAAAGCGCAAAGTGATTTGGTAAATGCAGCAAAAGCAGACCAAAACAGAAACTTCACAGCAGATGAAAACACTAAATTTGATGGTTTTCAAACGCAAATTGAAGCATTAGACAAAGATATTGCTAGAGCAGAAAAATTTGAAGCAAACGAAGCAAGAATGTCTGCAGCAGGGCAAACTGTAAATTCAAACCCAAAAATTGATGGACCAAAAGAAGTAAAATCATTTTCTTTATTACGTTCATTAAGAGCATTGGCAAGTGGTAAATCATTACACGCAGATGATGCTGCAATTCACGAAATGGCGCAAGAAGAAATGCGTGCATCTGGTTTAGATCTACCGGAAGGTTTAGCAATTTCTATTCCAACTGGTGTGTTAAGAGCGCAAACAGTTACAGGTGATTCTGGTACGAAAGGGGGTGCTTTAGTAGGTAGTACACCAATGCTTGTAAGACCATTGCAACCAGTATTGCCAATTGAAAGTTTAGGTGTTAATGTAATGAGCGGTTTGGTGGGCGATGTGCCTTTGCCAACTTCTGGAACATTTTCTTTTGCGTATGGCGCAGAAACTGCAGCAACTGCAGGAACAGATGTAACTTTTAGTGGGCCAACGTTAAAACCAAAAAGATGTTCTGGTGTGGTAGATATTTCTAAGAAATTGTTAGCGCAAACATCATTTTCTGTAGAAGATTATATTATCGAACAAATAAACATTGCATACGGTAATGCAGTAACCTTAGCAGCCTTAAATGGTTCTGGTGAAGCGCCAACAGGGTTATATTCTTTAATTACAACAAACATCAACACCACTGCAACAGCGTTAACACACGCAATCGCTGTAGATTTAGAATCTAAAGTAGATGCAGCAGATGGTACAAATGTAAAACGTGCGTATTTATCGGATACAAAAGTAAAAGCATCTGCAAAAACTACTAAAATAGATGCAGGTTCTGGAATCTTTTTATCAAACGGATCAGAATTAAATGGATATCCATTTTTATCTACAACCTTAATGCCAACGTTAGATGCTGGCGCTAGTCACCCAATTATTTTTGGAGATTGGAATCAGTTAACTGTAGGATATTGGGATAGTATTTCAATTATAGTTGATCCATATACACAAGCTGCATCTGGTAAAGTTAGATTAATTATCGAAGGTTTTTCTGATATCGCAGTAACCAACGAAAAAGCATTCGCCATTAACAAAGTGGTAACAGTATAGTAATTTTTTTTCATAGTAGATTATTTAGTTTTAGTTGACGAAAGCCTTGTTGTAATGGCAAGGCTTTTTTAAAAAATGTTAAAAATGGCAAAACCAAGAGCGAAAGCAAAAACCGCAAAAATTAAAATCACATCACCTGTAGCTGGCAAATACTTGTTATCTGCAAATGTAAATGATGTTATTGATATCGATGCAAACCAAGCTGCAGAAATGGTAGAAAACAAAGATGCAGAATTTGTAAAATAATACAACTATGGCTTTTATAGTAGAAACAACAATTTCATCACCAGAAGTAATTTCATTAGCTAAAATGCGCAAGCAATTAGAACTAGAAGCAGATTTTACAGAAGATGATGATCTAATTTCAGATTTTATAGATGCTGCCATTAACCAGGCAGAAAACTACATCAATTCAGAAATTACAGAAAAGAAATTTACTGTTACCGGTAAATCTTTTGATGATGTTTTAGCATTTAAAAAGCAAAAAATTCAAGTAGTTGATAGTATTACTTACAAAGATGAAGCTGGTAATGTACAAACAGTTATTGATACAAATTACAGTTTACAAACAGTAGATAAATTCGAAAACAGCATTGTATTTAATGAAAATTTCGAGTTACCAAAAGTAAAAGAATACGATCCTGCAGCTGTTGCTTTAAATGTAACCGTTGGTTATGCATCTGGCAAAGTGCCAAAAGCTATAAAACAGGCTGTTATTTTATTGGTTGCATTTATGTACGAACACCGGGTAGATTCTGTAAAAGAAAAAAGTACAGCAGCAGAAACATTATTGCAAGCTTATAGAAGATATTAAGATGATACAGGAACTGGTAAATAGTTTAAAAACTAGAATTTCTATTGTAAAAGAAGTGAAAACAACTTCTGCAACAGGTGCGCCAGATACTGTGCAAGAATTGGTAAAAAGCTGTAGAGCCAATCAAAAAGAAGTTGCTGTAAGTGAAGAAGAAGATGGTAAAGTTAGGGCGTTGTTTACCACTGCATTTATCATTCGATATGATAAAGCATTAATAAAAGGCAAGGCAAACGGATTTTTAATTATTGATGTAGATGGTTTTGAATACAATATTGTAGGTGTAGTGCCAAAAATTGATAAAAGATATCTGCAAATAAACACAATAAGGCGTGAGTAAATCATTAGTAGAAATAAAGGGTTTTGATGAATTAAGTAAAAAGTTAATCAAACTTTCTGATGATAAAAGCAAGCGTAAAGAAGTAGTAAAAATATTAGGGCAGTTGGCAAATCCAACTGTAAAAGCAGCAAAACAGTTAGTGCCTGTAAGTAAAAAAGCACACGTTCAAAGAAGAAAAGGGCAGGCATTTGGCACAGTAATTTCACCAGGAACAGGTAGAAAAAGTATTGGTAAAAAAACAATGCGAAGATCTAAAAATCCAGCAGTGTATGTAAGTCCGAGAAGTACAAAAAGGGCAGATGGTTGGTATTTACGCCAATTCGTTATTCCTGGAACAAAAAATCAGAAATCAAATCCATTTATGGATAAAGCATATAGCCAAACAGAAGGAAAAGTTACTGCAGATGCAGAAAAGAAAATGGCAAAATATATACAAAAACAAATAGATAAATTAAGTTAATGTTAATCGAAAAATCAGAACAAGTTTATACAGATTTAAGCGCATCAACTGCATTAATTAATCTATTAACAAAAGGGGTTAATGGTATTAGGCCTTTATTAGCAGAGTACGAAGATGGCGATTCTTTTGTGAATTACAGCATCCGGTTTAACGGTTTTAGTACTAAAAGCAGACGAGAAGAATACCAGTTAATCGTGCAAAGTTGGGCAGTATCTTATAATAAAAGTGTGGCAATTGCAGATGCAGTGGCAAATGCGTTAAACGCATCACCAAATTTTTATGTGTACGAATCTGCAACACCAACATTTAACGATCAAGGAGAAATTTATACAATACAAACATTTAATATTAAAAATTAACAATTATGGCTTTTGATTATAAAGGAAGTGCAATGCGAGTAAAAATCGCTACGAAAACAATTTTGCACGAAATAGATTTTTCTTATGGAGAATCTACAGAGTTTCAAGAATTAGCATCTAAAGATGTAGAAAATGCAGTGATTGCTGGTAAATCTACCTACAGTTTATCTGGTAATGGGTATGCAGATAATTCTGCAGGCGATGCGCAAGAAGATATTGCAAGTTTATTTGCGTGGCGTGCTGCAAAAGATAGCAAAGCAATAGAAATTTCAGATGGTGTTTCTGGTAATATTTCAATTTCTGGCACAGCGTATTTAGAAAATTTAGAAATAGCAGGTACATTAAATGAGGTGGTAACGTATTCATTTACATTAAAAGTAACTGAAGCTACTGTTGGTACTACTGCTTAAAATTAGAAACTTATGGTTATACAGATCAACAACAAAAAGTATAAAGTAAAATTTGGTTTTGGCGCTACTCGTAGAATTGTAGAATTTTATGGGTATAAAAAACCAAGTGATTACGAAAAATTAGTAAAAAAGTTCAAATTAGATAAAATTGAAGATCCAAGTTTCGAACAACTTTCTTTTTTAGGTGAGTTGTTTAAAGCAGGTGTTTTAAATGCTGGTGAGCCAGACGATTTTTCTTCTGATGATTTAATGGATGCTGTAATGCAGAATCCTAAAGTTATGGAAGATTTAATTGGCGAGTTTCAAAATTCGCAAATTCAAAACGATGTTGTTGACTCTAGTAGCAGGGGAAAGAAATAGGGTTAGAGGATGAAACCTTTAACCCAAATTTCGATGAATTAGAACAGTTAGCCTGTGGTGAAATCGGTTTAAAGATTGATGAATTTTATCAATTAACACCTAGGCAATTCAATAATATTTTAATCGGTTACAACCGCAAAGAAGAAGGATATTTAAAACTTAAAATGCAGTTGTTTCGAGATTTAGAATTTGCAGTGTTATCGCCTTATTTCGATAAAAAACAAGGCATTAAAAAACCGCAAGATTATAAAGCGTTTGTTTGGGAAAAACCCCAAATAGACAATTCAAACAGAACCTTTAAAAGCAAAACGGATTTAGCATCCATTTTTGATAAAGTAGATAAAAACAAAGAAGAATAAATGGCTGGTTTAGCATCAATTAACATAAAGTTTGCAGCAGATTTAAAGCAGTTTTCTTCTGGAATGCAAAATGCCAATAGATCTATTGCTAAAATGGGCAAGAAATTGAAGTCTGTTGGTACAGCTTTATCTGTTGGTGTAACAGCGCCATTAACTGCATTTGCTGCAGTATCATTACGTAATTGGGATAAGCAAGAAAAAGCAATTGCGCAGGTAGAATCTGCATTGCTTTCTACAGGAAATACAGTTGGCTATACTAGCAAAGAGTTGCAAAATATGGCATCAGAATTACAAAATAATTCGTTGTTTGGTGATGAAGATATTCTGCAAAATGCAACCGCACAATTATTAACGTTTACAAATATTGCTGGCGAGCAGTTTAATAGAACACAACAGGCTGCAATCGATTTATCTACACGTTTAGATGGCGATTTAAAATCTGCATCTATTCAGTTAGGTAAAGCGTTAAACGATCCTGTTGCTAATTTATCTGCATTAAGTAGATCGGGTATTCAGTTTTCTGTAGATCAAAAAGAAATGATTAACAGTTTAGTGGCAACCAATAGATTGGCAGATGCACAAACTATTATTTTAGATGAATTACAAAAACAGTACGGTGGTGCAGGTGAAGCTGCTGCAAAAGCTGGTTTGGGTGGTTTAAAACAATTAAATAATGCTTTTGGCGATTTACAAGAAGAATTTGGTGCAATTATAGCGCAGGCAATTTTGCCATTAGTAGATCATTTAAAAGGTATGGTTTCGGCTTTTCAAGGTTTATCACCAGAAACAAAAAAATGGATTGTTATTTTAGGTGGTGTTGCTGCAGCAGTTGGTCCTATTTTAGCATTAGCAGGTGCTATTTTACCGGCGTTAATGACTGGTTTTACAATTTTAACTGGTCCGATTGGTTTAATTGTAGCAGGTTTAACTGCAATAGGTGTAGTAATTTATAAAAATTGGGCGCCAATAAAACAAACCTTGGTAGATATTGCAAATTATTTTATTGATTTATACAATGAATCTTCTGTGTTTAGAATTGCTGTTGAAGGGGTTGTTTTGCAGTTTAAAAATATGTGGGAAGTTGGCAAATTTGCTTTAAATGCTATTTGGAGTTTATTAAAAGGATTGGCTTCTGCTTTTGTAGATAATTTTAAATTAATTGGGGCAATTGTTAAAGCTGTTTTTACAGGTAGTTTTGGTGAAATTGGTGGTATTGTTACAAAGTTTAGAAAAGATACTAAAGTTTCATTTGCTGATACAGTTTCTAATTTAGGCAAAGATTGGCAGAATTTAACAACAGGTATAAAAAAGAATACAACAGATGCTTTTGATGCGATTAGTAAACGTACAAAAATAAAATTATTACCAGAAAATGTAGATGTTTCTGCAATTGCAGAAAAAGCTAAAACAATTTCGGCTGTAACAGTTACTCCAGGTGGTTCTGGATCAAGACCAACAGCGCAGGCTTCTGGTATATCTGGCGTAGGTTTTTCTGATGGTATTGATATTGGTTTTGCTGCTTCTTTAGCAACAGAAGCAGATTTAATAGATACTTCTTTAAGTAAAATGTCTGAATCTTTTAAAATTTTTAAAGATAATGCGCAAGAAATTGGATTTGCGGTTGGCGATTCTTTTATGCAAATGTCTAGTTCTTTAGTAGATTCTTTGGGGTTGGCAGATAGTGGTTTTCAGGGTTTTGTAAAAGGTTTATTGCAAACAGTTACAAAATTAATTGCAATGTATTTAAGTCAATCGATTGCGAGTTCTATTGCAGGCGCTACAGCATCTGGCGCGGCAACCGGTCCTGCAGCAGTTTTTACTACACCTGCATTTATAGCAACTGCAGTTGGTGGTGTTTTATCTGCCTTTGCAGCAATACCAAAGTTTGCAACAGGTGGTATTGTAGGTGGCAACTCTTTTACAGGCGATAAACTTTTAGCACGCATCAATTCTGGTGAAATGATTCTAAATCAAAAACAACAACGCAATGTTGCTGGAATGATAAATCCTGCAGCGCAACCTGTAAATGTAAACTTAACAGGTGGTGCAAAAATATCGATGCGTCAATTGATATTTGAAATTAGAAAAGAAGAAAAAATGTTAACTAGAACACAGGCATAAATGAAAGTAAATTATTTTGATATCAACATTATAGATATGCAAGAAAATGCGCAAGTTGTTTCTTTAGAAAAAACAGCTTTGGGTGCGCCTGCTCTTATTTATAATGGTGCAGATAATTTACATCAACTGATAATGACGTCGGAATTGCATTTTTCTTTTCTAGTAAGTGAGTTAAACAGTACAAAATACAAACATTTATTTACAGGATCAGAGGTGCGTTATAAAGTGGAGTTAATCGATGATTCTGTGTATAATTATCAGCAAACAATATGGTGTGGATATTTGTTACCAGAACAATTTAACGAGCCTTACAAAGCCAAAGATTACTTTATAGAATTTATTGCAACAGATGGTGTTGCTTTGTTAAAAGACAAAGAATTTTCGGTAACGATAGATGTAACATCAACCACAAAAATATCAATATTAGACACCATAAATCAATGTTTGTTAAAAACAGGTTTGGTATTACCAATACGATTTTCAGAAGCCATACAAAGCGCTATTTTTGAGTTAGATTATTTGCAATTCGAAACCGATATTTTAGCGTATAAAGAAGATGTTAATTATCAAGATGCTTTTACAGTTTTAGAAAACTGTTTAACGTTTTTGGGCTGTAAATTATTTCAGTTTGATGGTTTTTGGTACGTTACAGGCTTAAACAAACAAAAAGAAACTACAGTAGTTTATAAGCAATACGAATACATTGTTGGTTCTGGAAAATTAATTTATGATAAAAATGTAACCGTAACAAAAGAACTAATTACAGCGCCAATTTTAGAAGGTGCAAGCGTTGCTTTAATACCACCATATAAAACCATTACCACAAAGTGGGATGCAGATTATCAAGAAAATTTATTGCCTGCAGATGTGGTTACAAGTGGTGTGGATGTAAATTTTTTAGATTATTGGCAAAAAGCCAGTACAGAACCTTTTTTAGTATCAACGTATTTAAAAGAATATCTGTTAACAGATGATGCTGTAAATATTTATGATGATTATAAAAACGGTACAATATCGCCACCTGTAACTTCTTTTAATATAGATGATTTAGTAGATGGTCCATTTTTATCATTAAAATACGATGGTGTGCAAAGTGTATATGGTGGTACTGTAGATATGAATACAGCTATTTTACCAAACAATTACATCACTTTAATAAAACCTTTTTATGTAAATGGTGCAACAGATACCAAGGTAAAAGGCAATTTAAAAATCGATTTTAAAACCATTGGTTACAATTTATTTTTAGGTACAGATACACCAGAAACAGGAACTGCAACTGTAATTGGTGGGCAAAAATACACGCCAAAATCGTTTTATGATAGTGTAAAATTTCAATCTGTAGGCCATAACTTGGTAACAGGCGATTCTATTTCTATAGAAGATTCTGCTGCAGGCGATACATTTTATACAGGAGTTTATGAAGTGCGTGCTTTGGGCGCAGATGAATTTTTGATCAATAAAAGGTATGATGGCAATTATATCTACACCACAAATTGGGTGCAAATTACAGGTTTTAATACACCAGAGCAGGCAGAAACAGAATTGCAAAATCATTTTAATAAATCTGGTTCTTTTACATCGATTGATAACACAGGCTTTTCGCCAAAAATAGTTTCAAATAATCACGGACTAGAAAGTTCTATGTCTATTCGTATTCTAACTAAAGAAGGTTATGCAAAGAGAGAATATGATGGTATTCATTTTGTAGATGTTTTAAATGCTAATGAATTTACATTATTAACCGATGTAAAAGATGTTACTTATGCTGCAGATTGGGAGATTGCGCCTTTTCGCAGAAATTTTTTGTATTCAATTACCAAGTCAAAAAAACCTTGGATAGATAATTTATTGTTTGATGATTTAGAATTTGTGGCGTATAATTTCATTTTTGATGAAAGTTTGCGTGGTTTTTACGATTACGATATTTCGCAAAATGGAGTTTCTGTAAAAGGTACTGTTAATTTAGAAAATATTGTTTTAGATGCAAATGCTTGGTATAATATTCGTTTGCATCCTGTGGGTGTTTCAGATTATTTAGGTAACGAAATTGTTTATGAAAATCTAGAATTTAATTTAGTAGATCAACAACAACGTACAGAAACAAAAACTAGAAATATAGATTATACTGCAGCTTTAAATTTAGAAACCTTTCACAATTCTAGCAAGCAACAAAACACAAACAGAAATCTTTATTTTTCTAATGCTTTAATTTCTAATTTTTCAAATGGTTTAATAGAATTTAAACAATATGATGTTGCAGAAACCTTGTTTACAGATGATGTTGCTTTAACTAAAAAGAATGTAATACTTACTGCAGCAGATTATGCGCTCGTGCAATTTGGGTACAAGCTGTATGTCTATACTGCAGCTACAGAAACATTAGCGCCAATGTTTGCGCATACCATTGTTTTTGAAAATGATGGCTATTCTGTGTATGTAGATGATGAAGGCGTAACACCAGAAACTGTATTTATAAAAATAAATCCAGCAGATAAAGTCGTATTGGTTTTTGAAGGACTATTAAATAATGATCAGTTATCAGAAAAATTTAAAGAATCTTTTTCTAGAGTAGGTGTAAGCGAACATCAAAATTGGTTGAATTGCTTAACAATGCTGCATCACGATTTGTACGAAAAAACAGCAGTGCGTTTGTCTGGCGAAATTACAGATTTAGTTGGGCCATTAGATTTAGTAAATCTGTATTACGATCAAGAAAATAAACAATGTACACCAACAAACATCAACCTAAATTTAAGTGAAGGTGTTACGCAGGTTACTATTGTAGAAAATCAACAAAATTTAGTTGCAGATTATGTCTAACAATCCATTACATACATTAGAATTTAGAGTGCAAAAATATGGTACTGTTGTAGATCAAAAAAAAGATTTTATTAACACGTTTACAGATGAAACTGCAACTGCAGATGTTGGTGTAAGATATAAAGAGTTTTAAATTATGAGTTTAGTAAAAGTAAGTGTAAAAGGTTCGCCAATTGTACCATCAGAATATGATGCAATGATTGATCAAGTTGAAGCAAATCAATCAGAAATTCAAGTAATTGCAGGGCAGTTTGCAGATAGTCAGGTAACACTAAGTTTCGCAGACTTGGCCACAGCAACTGCTTATTGGACTACCCAAGACAACGCAAGCAACACCCCAACAGACGAAGTAGAAATTTATATACAAGATGTTAAGCAGTTTTTTAAATGGAATGCATCTAATGCTGCAAAGGCTGTTTTTAGTAGGGATTTAGTGGTTACATCCCCAACACCAACAGAAGGCGGTATTGATGCCTTTTCTAATGGTGGTGCTTTTAATCAAATAAAAATATTAGAAGATAAAATAGAAATAAAAGGGCTTACTTTAGTTTCTAGTTTTTCTACAAGAGTGGATAGTGGTATTCAATTAAGTGGTGCATATACCCCAAGTTCAAATACTGATATTCTAAAATACGAAGTAGTTGAAGGGGATAAAGTAAAAGTAATTGGTTTAAGTGCTGATGCTACAGATAAGGCGTTATATGCTTTTTATCCTGCTGATTCTTACGCAAACCCTATTGAAATAGGGCAAGCGATGACTGTAAGTGAAACTGTTTACAATTTAACATTAACCGTTCCAGCAGGTGCAACAATTTTGTATTTAGCTAAAAATAATAATTTTGACATTGCTGTTTATAAAGAATTTGACACATCACCTAAATCGAATAGTGTTGCATTGGTTGAGAGTAATGGTGTTTTTAATGCTAATGTTGAAATAAAAGATAAATTATTAATACCAAAAGAAACATCTAGGGTAAGAATTGATGGTGGTATTAAGTTTTCTGATGGTGCTTTTAACCCAACTTCTACAAGTGATGTTAGAATTTACAAAGTAGTAGAGGGTACTAAAGTCGCAATAATTGGAGATACAAAAGCAGATGCAA